GTGTTTACAGTAAAAGACACAGGTACAGGTACGCTTGCGGAAATGCTAGCAGCAAGGTTTAAGTTTGTATGCGACGTATACGTAAATTCAGAAAAGGTAGCGCGTTTAAAGGTATCGCCTAACAAAAACAAAATAGGCGTATTTGATATATCTAAAGTAGTACAGGACTACGTACAAGAAACTAGAAAGGCAGGTAAACAGTCGCTATTTGAACAGACAGTACAAACGCACGTTATACACAATACAGACAAGTATAGCCGAAACGATAATACGATAGTAAAAGTAGAAGTGCTATTTGGACAAGAATTTTTATTTTTAGAAAACTTAACACAGTTTAACGGCTTTAATAACGCAGGAGCTCCAGCTTTAACAGTTAAAAATACTAACGTATCGCAACAAGGTGCGCGTTATTTCTATAAGATATTTAACGGCTGTACGCAGTTTACCGACGGCTTCGAAGCATTCGACGTTAGTACATATATAAACAATAACGCTAACGATCTATTATTAACTAAATTTCCAGACTATGCAAGTAGCGGACTATCGCAAAATGTTAGACTAACAGACTACCATACTATGGCGCGTTTTGATAGCCAAAGTAACGACCAGTTTACAGCTTTAGACGGCACTACAGAAAATAGTACAGGTAGGTATATACAAATAAAGCAATACAACAGCGCCGATAGTTTGTTAGCTACTAATAGCTACGTAGTTAGTTCTGGTAACGGTGCGGCTTTAGAAGAAGGAGAATTTAGTATAGTAGGACGTACACCTATGAACCTTTTATACTTTGGCGCAGGTGCTAAAAATATAGATAATTCAAACATAGCACTAAACGCTAGTACAGCATACTACGAAATAACAGTTGTAAATGCTAGCGGTACTGCAAAGTCTAAAACTTACAGGTTTACTATACAAGACGAAGACTGCAAAGGCTTCGAAACTGTAAGGCTATGCTGGCTTAATACTTTCGGTACTTGGGACTACTACAACTTTACAAAACGTAGCACTAGAGTTACTAATGTTAAGCGTAATCAATTTAGAAAAAACGTAGGTAACTGGCAGGACGCTAGCGAAACTGTTAACTGGACTTACAATACTTTTGAAGGTGGTAAAGGCGTTTATTCAGTAGACGCTAGTAAGACTATAGAAGCTAACACAGACTATATAACAGAAACAGAAGCAACCTTTTTAGAAGAACTATTTACTAGCCCTAGCGTAATGTTTTACGCAGGTAGTAATAACTGGGTAACAGCAAATGTAACAGAAAGTAGCTATACAAAGCAGACTAAAGTAAACGACAAGCTAATACAGTACGTACTAAACATAGAGTTAGGACACAAAACAGTAGTACAGAACAGATGATAAGATTAGTAGCATATAGCCAAGACGATACTACAGCCGTAGACTTAGATTTATTCGAAGACGAAAAGATAGCGTTAACGTTAAACGTAGACGACATACGTACAGTAAGCGATAAGATAGGTAGCTATAGTAAAGACTTTGACTTACCAGCGACTAAAAAAAACAATAAGTTTTTTAAGTCTATACATAATATAGAGGTAACAAGTGAATATAACGCTTATAGAAGTACAAGAGCTGAACTATACGAAGACAGCGCTTTAATTTATAGTGGACGTTTATTTTTAGACGAATTAATACAGAAGGAAGGCGAAAAATACTATACAGCTACGCTTATATCAAATAGCCCTAGCCTGTTTAGCGAATTAGAAGGTAAAACTTTTAAAGATTTAGACCTATCAGACTTAGCTCACAGCTATAACGAAGCAAATATACAAGCGTCTGCAACTAGTACAGGTGTAACACTAAATAGCGGCGGTACTTCTACAGATGTATACTACCCTTTAGTAGACAATGGTATATATTTAAGTTATGCTGACTTTTTTAATATAAAGTCAACACAAAACTATACGCCGTTTGTAAGGCTTAAACATATAATCGATAAAATATTTGAGGAAGCTAATTTTGAATATATAAGCGACTTTTTTAATACAGACTATTTCAAGTCTATATATATGGATAGCTCTGTAGGCGGTTTTGTAGGCGACGACGGGCAAACTTTTGGAGATGTTAAACAACAGCTTTCTGTTGTTTCACAAAATCTTACTGAAAGTTTCGAACCGTTAATACTAGGCGATACAATAGAAGACGACGATGACTTATATAATGCTTCAACAGGAGTATATACTGCGCCTGCGGATAATTGTGTAATACTATTAACTGGCTTTATACCTATACAATTTACTTACATAGGTGAAGAATACCAAATGGCGCTAGAAAAAACTATAAGCGGCGTTACTACTACAGAATTGATATCTATTGTAGATGCCTACGAGATAGGCTGGCAAGTAGATAACGCACAGGGCGATCTAATTACAAACAGTACAGCGTTTTACCTAAACGACCAATTTACCCTACCAAGTGCAGGCGATACTTTTAGGTTACTAGTAAAGCAAGTAGGAGTATTTCCAATTTCTACTCCTGCTTTTGCCTCTATAGTAAACGAAGCGCCTTACTATATACCTAACCCTTTAGACTTAACTTTATTTACAACGGACGGCACTTTAGATATAGATTTTAATATAAATACTTCTGTAGCGCTAGATATTACTACAGGTATGCAAACGTATAGAGGGGAAATAGATCTTACAACGTTTTTGCGCGACATTATCAAAATGTTTAACCTAACACTAGAAGACACAGAACACGCTAAACAAATACGTATAGAGCCTTTTCAAGATTTTATAGCTACAGGTAAGCGTTTAGACTGGACTAATAAAACAGACAGAAGTACCTATAAACGTATATTTGTAGAAACACCTAATAAAATAGTATTTAGCTTTAATAACGATAGCGAAGACACGCTTCTAAGCATATATAAAGAAGAAACAGGAACAGACTATGGTAGTATTACAATATACCCAACTAGCGACTTAGCGCAAACAGACGAACAAATAGTTAAAGAAGTAAAACTAGAAACTATAAGCGCTTCTGCTTTTGCTACACATAATAACAACGCTATTTTAAGCATATATAAACAAGACGAAACAGCAAACAATGACGGCTATTTTGAGAAACACCCTTTCGAAAACAGTATAAGATTAATATTTAAAAATAGCACGCAGTACTACGGCATTAGTACAGACTTAGACGGTATAATAAGTTTCCAAAGTAACTACGTAACAGGCACGCACTACGACGCTAACTTACCAGCTATAAACACAGATACAAATAGCTTAAACTTTGGCTATATATCGCAAATGTTTAGTACGGTTGAATATACAACACCTACTAACAACCTATATAACAGATTTTGGAATACATATATAAGCGAACGCTACAGCGACAAATTACGCGTCGTTAGTGTATTTGTAAACTTAACACCCTCAGATATACATAACTTTACATTTGCAGATACAGTACTTATAGACAATTTAGAATACAGAGTAAATAAAATAGAGTATAGCGCAGGTGCTAGGAGTATGAGTAAAGTAGAACTATACGTAATATAACTATGGCTAGATCAATTAAAAGTATAAATTCAAAAACTGGCGAAATAACAGTAGACGACGGTAAAGCTGTAAACGGCGTAGTACCTACTGCTACAGAATGCGCTTTTTATGGCGGTATATTAACTAGAAATAAATGTAAAATACCTACAAAACAACAAGTAAAAAGAACAGATGTAACTAACAATAATTATGCTAAAGGATTTAATAATAAAATTATAGGAAGCGGTAACGTTAGTATAGTAGGTAACAATAACCGAAGCACAAATAGCGGACAATACATACAAGGAAACTTTGCAGATGCTATAAGATATAAAGAAAATATCTTTGCTTGCACAGATACTTTAGGTAGGGCGCAAGTATCTACGCTTATTTTTCAAGGCAGAACTACAAACAATAGCGCTACAGAAATATTTATAGGTGGCGAAAGCGGTAAAAGATTAATTATAGACGAAGACAAAGAATGCGCGTTACTTTTAGAAGTCGACACAATAGGAAAAGGAGTTAGTAGTGGAGATACACCAAAATCAAGTGGGCGAAAAGACATTGCTACTTTTTTTGTAAATGGAGGTTCTTTGTCACAAAACGGAAGCACTACAAATATATATGCAGAAGACGGACAAGCAATAACACTTACAGCTACTAGTGCAGCACCAGACTATATAAAAGTAGAGGTAACAGGATTAGCTAGCGCTACTATTGATTGGGTGTGTATAGTAAGAATAACAGAACTTAAAACAGACGCTATATAATGAAACGTAAGCAGCATATAAAATTTAAGCTACAGGCGGATATGATACAGACAGGCTTTCAAGCCTTTAAAGAAGTACTACCTGCTATAACAAAATACAAGCTAAAAACAAAAACTAACGAATTTATACTAGGTAAATGGCACAACGCGAAGAAATAATATTTAATCTAAAGATGACTTCTGCAGAAGCAGAAAAAAGTTTAGAAAAAGTAAAAAAGAATATATCTGACACTAATAAGGAAGTCAAAGATAGTATAAACAACTTCGGTATTTTTGGCGTAACTGTAGGCGACGTTAAAAATAAGTTTGGCGAGTTAAAGGGTATAGCATCCAAATCTTTATCTGTAATAAAACAACAAGGACAACAAGCTGCATTAGGATTACGTCTTATGTTTGGTGGTAAAATGAAAATGGGCGCAAGCGCTTTATTTAAAACTATTAAATTTACTGAGATAGCTGAAGGTCA